TCCGTGATGCCACCACCGCCACCAGGCAAAGAGCCGACCGTGATGGCCTTCTTTGCGTTGCCGGCTGCGCTGTCTTCGATGATGAGAAGATCAGCCGCCACAGGCGTAGCCTTGGTCGCGATAGCTGCAATCTCACCCGCAATGTCATCGTGGATGGCCGAACCATCGGCGCCATCTACCACCGTGGGATTAGGGTACGTGCCGGCAAGCTGGCCACCAGCCGGACCGGTGGGAATGCGCGCATCACTCAACCGGGCATCATTGCCTTCGGTGACCGTGTTAGCGGTTGAGCCATAAATCGGCTCGAGCACGGCGTTGATGTTGTCGCCGCTATTCGTTATGCCATTGGCGCCGGCCACGGTATCGGTCTGGCCGCCTGGCGCTGGATACGGCAAAGAAGCAAGCGTGATGCTCTTCTTTGCGTTCGCCGCTGCCGCGTCTTCAATCACTAAAAGGTCCGCGCCGGTTGGCGTGGCCTTGGTCGGTATGGTCGCTATTTCGCCGCTCAAGTTCCGATGGATGGCCGAACCATCGGCGCCATCCACCACCGTCGGGTTCGGATACGTTCCGGCGAGCTCGCCACCGGCTGCCCCGGTGGGAATACGGGCATCGCTTAGCCTTGGATCGTTGCCCTCGGTCACGGTGTTAGCCACCGCGCCAAAGACTGGCTCGAGCACGGCGTTGATGTTGTCGCCGGTGTTTTGGACGCCATTGGCACCGGTCACGGTATCCGTCTGGCCCCCTGGCGCGGGAGTTGGAAGCGAACCAATGGTGATGCGCTTCTTTGCGTTCGCCGCTGAAGCGTCTTCGATGACTAGCACATCCGAAGCGCCTGGCACGGCTTTCAACGCAATAGCCGCAATCTCGCCCGCTATGTCATCGTGGATGGCCGAACCATCAGCACCATCAACCACCGTGGGATTCGGATACGTTCCGGCGAGCTGGCCACCAGCCGGCCCGATCGGAGCTCGCCCGTCGCTTAGCCTTGGGTCATTGCCTTCGGTAACCGTGTTCGCGGTTGTGCCATAAATCGGCTCAATAACCGCATTGACATCATTGCCGGTGTTTTGCACTCCGTTAGCACCGGCCACCGTGTCAGTCTGGCCGATGCTGCCGGCCACAAGGTCAATCTGCGCCAGCGCGGCTTCAACGTCGCCGGGGCTTCCTATCTCGGGATATGTGCCAGATACCGATACTTGGCTTGCCGTATGATGCGTGGCGAGCTCCGCGCTTAGGTCGCCGTGGTTGTGGCGATGGTCGATGCGCGCGGCCTGGTCGTTCGCACCAGCGTCCACCGCTCCAAGCGGCTGGACATCAAGCGTGCCACCGTAGCCCACTTCGATATCGTCAGGGTTGACGATGATTGAAGCGTTGGCCGCATTGACATCGATGGTGCTGCCGGTCTTGGTCAATCCGGTGCCAGCATAAACCGGTCCGGGTTGCGTGTAGTTCACCACGTAGCGGTCCACGATGACCTTGCTTGTGGTATCGCCAACCGTTCCAACCGCAACCGGGCCACCGGCCACCTGTACCGAAGAGCACACCACCGGCTTGCCCACGGTGGACACTACCACCGGAACTTCCACGATGCTGCTTTCGATACAGTCAGCCACTATGCCACGCCTTCGATGGCCGTTACCGCAGCGTCTTCGGCCGGTGGCTCTTCTTCTGGTAGCCAATCCAAAGCCACGCCATCGGCGCCAAGGCGCTCGCGTTCATTGGCCAATTCCTCAACATGTTGGTCAAAGTCTTTCCCACGTCGCTTCAGCGTCTCGCTCATGGTGTAGAGACCGCTAGAAAGACCAAGCACGTCGGCTTGGAGGTCTTTCACGCGGTCGATCTCTTCATGATGCGGCGCAATCCAATCAACCCGATATTCAACGCCCTCGGGCAAAGCACCGGAAGCAATGGCCATCGATAGCCACCAGCGCCACACCGGCTCGCATACCTGACGCACGATGAGACCTTGCGCGAGCTGGCGCGCCAAGCGGCGCCATTCAATGTTTCCGGCGCGGATGCTCGAGAAGTTGACCTTGGACAAGTCGCCGGCCAAAAGTTCATACGTCATACCGAGCCCGGTGGCGATGCTCCGTTGCGTGACTCGTAAGAACTCTTCAATACCTGTCACAACCGATGGTTGGTGAATGCTCAGGTCCGCTTCGTGGTCGATGTGGTAAATCTCGCCAGGTTGGAGATCGCCCATCGGCACGCCATCGGCATCGCGAATCGGTTGGACGCTTTCAATGTCTCCGGTCTCACCGTCATAGGCCGGCGCCCAATGCTGAAGATCTCCCTTGTAGATACCCACCATGCAGGCTTCCACGCGCTTGCGGAGCACTTCCGCGTCAACGTATGCTTCAAGGTCTTCCAAGAGCATCATGACCGGTGCCAGCCAAGGCACGCCTCGAGCTTGGCCAGGTCGGTCGCAATAGTAGACGTGGGCAATCTCGCTCGCGCGGATTCGGCTTGATGTGATGCCCATCATCGAATTGCTTGGGCTGCTCACATCGTGCGGATGGTACTTGAAGAGCCAGTATGCCACCCGCCGCCCTAGCGCGTTGAACTCCACGCCTTGAACAATGCGACCACGACCCACCATATCGGTCCGGCTTTCGTCTAGGTAATCGGCCTCGAGAACTTCAAGTTGAAGCGGCACGGACATGCCATCTTCGGTCCGGCGCGGCCTTCGCCGTATCAGGCATTCGCCATCGCCGGGAATGGTGCCGGCAATGAGCCGCTGAAGCCCGTAGAAGTCATGCCGGCCATCGGCATCGCACACTTTCGTCCACTCATGCCAAAGCCGTTCGGCTTCAATGTCGAGCTCCGGGTTGCCTGTCCGCACCTGCGGCCGGATGCCTTCGCCCACCACCGATGAAACAAACATCAGTTTCGCTTTATTTGCGTGCGGACTATTGCGAATCTGATGCCGCGCCCGCTCGCGGAGCTTTCGCCCGTTAGCGCTGGTCACGGCGTTAGCAGAGCTCGCGCGTTCCCCCCACTTCGACGTACGCCTGCCAGCCTTCGCCGCGTTGTAGTACGTCCGCTTGTGGCCTTCCGCAAAGCCTAGCGCATACGCTTGCTTTTCTGCGGCTTTGCTTGGCTTCTTATCGCGCTTCTTAAATGGCCACATCATCAGCCCCTTGAAGGTCTGGCGCGGTAAACGCGCGGAGTCTTGGCGATGTCGCGCCGCATACGCGATGCCAGCTTGCGCATATCGGACAGGCTTTGATATTGAACCTCTTGATCGCCAATGCGAACACGGGTCACGCCTTTCTTGATGGCGGCTTCCAAGTTGGCCAGGTCTTCGGCTGTATACATAGGCCTAACAATATGCTTCAAGGCGCTCGTTGTCAATCGCTAGCGCCTCAAGTAGCCGCCCCGCTTCGGCCTTCTCTTGGACGCTTGCTCGCTGTACTTTGGGCGGATGTCGGCCACCTTCGCTTTTGTCCGTTTCTTGGTGCTGGCGCTCGCCGCGCGCTTGGCCGCTTGCTCGAGATTGCGCCCGCCAAGATAGAGACCGTGAAGCGCTGCGACGTTATACACCATCAGGTCAAAGGCTTCATTCCTCGCATGGTCCGGCTTCCACCAATAATGCACCGGCCGGCCTTTGACGTATCGCGTCCGGCGTTTCTCCACGGTGAGCTGCTCAAACCATGCACCGTCAAGCGAATCGCTGAAGTGCACGTATCCCGCGCCGGCCTCCGGTATCCGCAAGCGCCGGTAGACCTTCCACTTGGCTTCACCTACGCCGACCCGATAGAAAAGCCCCACCTTAGTCTTTTTCGGCTTTTTTGGCCATATCGGGTCCGTGCTGGTGCGGCTTCCAACGATGGCCCACACGTTGCGGCCTGCCCTTTGCTTGGCAAAGGTCCGAACGGCTGATGCGTGATGGCCACCTGAATCGACACAAGTGGCTTGAAGCCGCATTAAGCTCCCGCCTTCGTGAAGCCACTCGCGGCCAAGGTAAATGTCGAGCTCTGCCCATACGCCTTCAGGCGATTGCCCCGAATGCGCGGCCGGGTCTCCGTACCACACCCGGTGGTCAATCACGTAGCACTCTTCGCCAGCGCCCCAGCCAACCACCAGCGCCTCAAGCCGGTCGTCTTGGGTATCGACCGCGCAAGTTAGCCAAAGCACGCCTGCCGGCACTTCCGGCCCTTTGCCGGTTCGCTTGGCTTCTACTCCGAAGGGCTCCCGCCTGCCAAGCAAGCTGTGGCCGTCTACCGCTTCACCTTGGTCTTCAAAGGTCTCTGCTAACCGCGTGTTGACGAAGACCTGAAGGCGAACGGGATCTTTAGCGCTCGCGCGAAACTCTTTAGCCAGCTCGCCAAAGCGTACCCATGGCGAATAGAGCGCCGAAAGATGGTAGCCGGCGATACCCCGAACGCTTTCGGCCGTTGCTTGCCACTGGCCTTGTTCCAATGCCTTGGCCTTCTCCGCGTCATTGATGAGCATTTCACACTCAATGCATTGGTAGCTTGCGTCTTCCGGCCGGTCTTTGGGCCACTTTACTTGCTTCCACACCAGCGCTTGAAACGTCCCGCAGCCCGGACACGGTATCTCATAACGCCGCTGGTCGCTTTCGGCATAAGCGGCTTCGATGCGTGACTCGCCTTTGATGGTTGGCGTGCTCGTCATCAGAATCTTTCGATTGCGAAAGGTCGCGGTCCGCTTCATAGCCAGGTCGATCGGGTCTCCTTCACCACCGGCATCAAGTGGATAGCTGTCAACCTCATCGAAAAAGACA